TGCTGAGATGGCGTACAATACATTTGGAGCGAATTTTAGTATCGAAGAAAAGAATGGAAATTTACAAGTGTATGCTGTACGGAGTAATGGAGATAAAATTTTAAGTATGTCCAAACCTGGAGATCCTGCATCGCCAGAGGAGGCCATCGAAGTATTAATTAATGAATATCAATATAAAGATGATATTCTGAAAACAAATCAAGGCGGCTCAGGTGCTGGTGGAAATGTTGGTTCAGATGCTACAAAGCGACAACAGTTGCAGGCACTTGCGGTTATGAGTCCTAGTGAAAGATTAAAAGCGTTGCGACGCTAACGCAGTTTTGGAAAAAACTCGGTAGCCTGAGTAATGTCTCTACTGAGGCATAAAAGATCAAGAAACTTTAAATTTTTGGAGGTATTTTAAAATGGCTTTAACACTTATTGAATCTGCCAAATTGGCACTTGGTAGGGATGAAACACTGAAGGCTACCATTATGGAACTGTTTGCTAGTAGCTCTGATATGTTGCGCACCCTGCCTTTTCAGAACATTCCTGGTGGTTCTCTGATCTTTAATAGAGAGCAGAAACTTCCGACTGTTGGATTTCGTTCATTGAATGAAGCATATGCGGAAGGAACTGGGGAAGTAGATAGAATTCAGGAACCTTTGTTCGTAGCTGGTGGTGATATCGATGTAGATACTTACTTCGAAAAAACTGGAAATTTCGATCAACGTGCTGCCCAAGAGTCCATGAAAATCAAAGCTCTGAGTTTGGCTATTACCAAGACTATTGTTAAGGGTGATACTGAATCTAATTCAGAAGAATTTGATGGATTGCAGGTCAGATGTATTGGTGATCAACTTGTTAGTACTGGTGCCGTTGCTGGTGGATCTGTGCTGTCACTTGCAAAACTGGATGAGGTTTATGATGCAGTAGAAGATCCAACTCACTGGTTGATGAATAAGACTATGCGGCGTAGACTTACTGCGGCTGCACGTCTTTATACTGTTGGTGGTTATATCACCTATGAGAAAGATGAGTTTGGGCGTACAGTTACGATGTATAATGATCTTCCAATTCTTATTGCTGATAAAGACAATAACTATGATGACATTATGCCTTTCACTGAAGCGGCTGCAAGTGGTGATTCTCAGTGTACTTCCATCTACTGCTTGTCTTTCGCAGAGAATGGTGTAGTTGGTATTCAGAATGGTGAGATGGATGTACGTGACATGGGTGAGATTGATGAAAAACCCGTATATCGTACCAGGGTTGAATGGCTTATTTCCATAGCTGTTCTTAGAGCACGTGCAGTTGCAAGACTCCGTTATATTAAGGATGGGGCGGTAGCAGCTTAATTTTGAATTTTGTTAATAACGCTTTTTAATTAAAGCGTTTAACAAAAATAATTACAACTTTTTTGATATAGCGAGGTATAAAAATGGCTACGCATGAATTTTTAAGAAGTTCCAGAGGGCGGATGAAAGACAGCCTCTTGGTTTTGAAAGCTAAAGGTACTGTTGCAACAAGCATGGTAGGTGAGAGTCCTCTTGGTACCGATAAATATATTGATACTGGTGGTGGACGTACTCGTGGTGATATGGTCATTAATGTTTATGATTTTAGTCACTCCACGCTGGCAACAAGTAAACTGATTACGTTTAGGTTGCAAGGGAGTAAGAATACTTCGTTTACTACTGGTTGCGATCTTGTAATTACTGAAATTGGTAAAGCGAATATGCTTACGGGTGCTTCAAGTCTAGCTACTGATAATCTGCTTGAAGGTAGGTATGTTATTCCGTTTTCCAATGATTTCGATGGTACTGCTTATAGGTATCTGCGTCATTATGTGACTTTGGGTACTAATTCTGGTTTGCAGTATGATTGTTATCTTAGTAAAATTTATAGCTAAAATGGAGAAGCGTGATGGGAACTTCGGGGCGAAAACCAGTCACGCTATCCATTTGTATGATGGTTAAGAATGAAGCAGATAATTTGCGTAGATGCCTTCCATCATTAAAGGGTATAGCTGACGAATTAATTGTCATAGATACAGGCTCCACAGATGATACGATGAAAATCGCTGAGTCTGCTGGAGCCAAAGTATTTGAACATCCTTGGGAAAATGATTTTTCCAAGCATCGCAATCAATCAGTATCTTATGCTACCGGAGATTGGGTATTTATAATTGATGCTGATGAGGAGCTGTTTTTGGAAGATGCTACTTCACCAGATGTTCTTAAAACTTGGTTAAATCAACTTCCCTTGGGAAAATGATTTTTCCAAGCATCGCAATCAATCAATATCTTATACTAA